CAAATACTGCGGCCAGTTCGAACTCCACGGCTGCCCGGTTCTCAAGTGCCTTGCGGTCGATGTAGTAGATCTCGCGTGGCATTTCTTCGTTGGCTGGCGTGCCGTATGGATTCACGCCGCTTTGAAAATTCACGGGGTCAAGGAAGCGACTCAGCGTGCGGATGCGGATGAACTTTGCCCCAGTCAGATCATTGCCCGGCGTGATTTCATTGACGCCAAGTAGGAGCGCAGAGATGCTGCCCAGCAAGTTTGAGACGCGAACCTTTGGCCTTGGCAGTTGGCCGTTGCCGTTGTACTCAAAACCTTCAACCTCGATGGGCAGCGCCGTATATGGATTGCCTTGCCAGTACACGTCACCGACAACGGTTTTCTGATTGACTCCAGCATGAAAGCGAACGATTTCGCTGCTTCCATGCAGGTCTTGATTCAAATGCAGTTCAAATAGCTCAATGATTGCGTAAGGATTTGAGCTAAGTAGTTCTTGGAATATTTGACTCATGGCTCAAATACCTGCCGAAAAGTTGCGCGAATAATGTTGATATTTGCGTACTGATGTTCACGCGTCCAAGATTCGCAAATCCATTTGTAAGACGCAGCCTCATCTAAAGGAGTCCAATCAAACGAGGCGCCATCATTGGCACGTGCATCAAAGAAAGACTCAATCGCATCGGCGTCGGAATTGCTTTTTGCCGTCCACGTCAGATCCCAAACTTTTGGGTTTTGATTAAGACCATATCGAATTCGCTGCTCATAGCCATCGCCAAACTTGGTGACACGAAATACCGGCTGGCTTTTTTTGGTCGCTCCAAAGTCTGGCGTCGTTCCACCAGTACTTGTACCTACCGTGGCGTCATTGAAAGTGGCCATTAGGCGAGCAAGCCTCCGGGACGCTTCTGCTTGATCAATTCTGCCTGCACTGCCTGGGCAACAACACGCGCCAGCTGGCCGCCACGGCTCTGATCGCCCTCGACGCTGGTGCCGCGTGCATCCACGTTCACCGTGACGCTGGTCTCCCCACCACCGGCCACCCCCAGCTTGCCGTCACGGCCGCGTCTCAGGGGGATGATGGCCTCCGGGCCAGCCTCACCCATCAGGCCCAGGTTGCCAGCGCCGCCGTTGGCGAACTTGAATAGGGTGGGGCTGTTGATGACGCCGCCCTTGGCAAAGCCTGTGAAACTGCCTGCACCGAAGCCCACAGTCGAGTTTAATTTGCCGGCTGCACCTAAAAGGCCGCCACCAGCGCCCGGCAACAGGCCCTGAATAGCTTGGAGGATCGGCGCAATGATCAGCAGCCGGGTCACCATCCTGGTGGTCTCCTCCACGATCGACAGCGCAAACTGCCGGAAGTTGAAGGTGCCAGTGGTCGTCAGGCTGACGATGGAATCCTCCAGGCCCTTGAACGCCGACTGCGCCAGGTTGCTGATGCCTTCGCGCAAAGTGCCGATGCTCTGCAGGTAGGAGGTGATGCCGTCGGTGAAGCCGGCCATAGCGGTGTTGGTGCGCTCTGTCATCGCGTACCACTGCTCCAGGCTGCCGGCCGCCTCAAAACCAGCACCCTTCAGCTCCTTGAACTTGTCGATCAGTGCGTTCTTCTGCTCAATGTCGAGTTTCTGCAGATCCACTGCGCGGGTGCGCTGGATGTTGGCCTGCTGCTCAATCGGCAGTTTCTGCGATAACTCCTTTGCCGCCGCGGCCTCCACCACTCGCCGCTTCTCGGCGTACTCCAGCTCAATCTTCTTCAGCGGGTTGGTTTCACGCAGGATCGCCAGCTCGGCTTGAGACACCTTCAGCTTCTCTGCGGATGCGGCAATGCCATCTTTGATCTGCTTGGCCTTGTCTGCACCAGAGCTAGCGCCACCTCCGCCGCCGCCGATCGCGCTCATGTTGGGCGAGAAGCTTGAACCGCCGCCGCCCAGGAAGTCACCCTTGGGGCTTACGCCGCCGCCCGTGGGGCCGCCCATCTGGGCCGCTCGGATGCCAACGCTTGCCAGATAGCCAACGGGTGAGCTGCCGTTGGCTTGCACGGCCATCTTGCCGGCCTGGCCCAGTGCCTTGCGGATCGGTTCTGGCAGCGAGTTCCACATCCGGGCGATGGCCTGCGCCACACCGCTGAACGCCTGCTGCGCTGCGTTGCGAATAAACCCGAACGGCCCGGCGAAGGCATTGCCAATGGCCGTAGCTGCGCTGCTAGCGACTCCAGTCAGCCATTGCCAGCCGCGGCTGATGTAATCCCACGCGCCCTTAGCTAGCCCCGCCATGGTTTTCATGGCGTTGCCGAAGTCGTTGGAGATGATCTTGCCGACGTTGTTGACCCAGTTCCTGAAGCCCTCGTTGTTGTCGTAGAGAGCCTTGCCGAGCAGGCCCAGTGCAGTCACGCCGGCCAGCACCCAACCCCATCCAGGGATCGCCAGGATTGCGGCGCTGAGCCCTCGGATGTGCCCGATCAGCATCGGCATCACGCCACCGGCTAAAGCGGTTTGATACCGCAGGATCTCCATCCCGTTGGCGACAGATGCCACCAGGCCCAGGCCGCCCTTAAGCACGCTGGTCAGCGGGCCCCACGCCAGCGCCAGCGTGGCTGCGCCGATAGCGGCGTTCTGCAGCGGGGCAGGCAACTGGCTGAACGCACCCACCGCCACCGTCAGCGCGTCGGTGATGGTCTCAAGCGCGGGTAGCAGAGCGATGGTCAAATCCATGCCCAGCGCCCGCACCTTGCCGCCGAGCACCGCCAGCTTGTCGGTGTACTCGTCCGCCTTCTTTGTAAAGGCTGTGGTCATCTTTGTGCTGAGCTTGTCGATTGCATCGCCGCCCATGTTGAGCAGCGGCACCAGCTCCGCGCCGGACTTGCCAAACAGGCGCAGCGCCAGGGCCGTTTTCTCCGGCCCATCTGCCATGTTCTTAAAACGGTTGGCGACCTCGATCATCACGCGGTCGGCCGACTTCAAAGAGCCATCAGCCGCGCGCACGTTGATGCCCAACGCCGCGAACGTTTCGGCCGATGCCTTCCCGCCAGTAGACGCATCCACCAGCGCCTTGTTCAGCTTGACCAGGCCCTTGCTGACGCCTTCCAGGTTGGTGCCGCTCACCGCCGCCGCCTTGTTGAAACGGCTCAGCGCCTCAACCGACACGCCCGTAGCTTGCGCCAGGTCGTTCATGTTGTCGGCAGCGTCCAGCGTGCCCTTCACCATGCCCGCCAGGCCCGCCACGCTCAGCAGGGGTGCCAGGGTGCCTAGCGCACCCGAGAGGCCCGCTGAGGCCCCTGTCAGGCCCCGCATAGCGCCCGTTACGCCCGCGGCGGTGGTGCCCAGCGATGTAAGGCCCCGGTTCAGCGCGACAATCTTGTTCTGGCCGTCAACGTCTGCCCGGATCTTGAGCATGGCGTTCATGTTCATCGCCATGCCTCAACCCTCCTGCTTTGCGATGTAGGCCAGCACAGCGCCTTCCATGATCTGCAGATCCTCCAGCAGGGCGCGGTGGTTGGCCTCCTCTGCAGTCAGTTTAAGAACCCACGCCACTGCCGTGTAATCCAGCCCCAGCAGACCGTTCATGCTGGTGCGCCATTGCGTTTGCACGCGCAGGAACAGCTCCAGCACAGGCCAGTTCTCCTCAAAGACCTCGAACTCATCCGGGGTCTCCACCTTGTCCACGAAGATCACGCCAAGCACTGCGGCGTCATCTTCGCTGTCATCCTGCTCGCCGCCGCGGGCCCAGTGCTCCGCAGCCTCGATCAGTTTTTTCTTTTCGCTCCGAGCAGCGAGTTGATGTAACCCTCAACCACAGCAGCAGAAACGCCGGGCACGTCAAGCAGCTGGCCCTTGGCCGTTTCGCTGTAGGGCACGTCCTTGCCGGCGTCGTCGGTGATGCCCTTCCAGCCCGCCAGAACTTCATCCGCCACCTCTAAGTCAGTGGTGGTCTCTGCTCTGGCGGCCGCGATAATCGCGTTGTTGCGAGCCTGGGGCAGGCGTTTGAACTCCGCGTCAAATGTTTGCCGGTCAAACCGGCCACCGTCGATGGGAATTTCAACGGTGACCGGCCAGACGTAGGTGTCGGACTGCTTGAGGACAAATGCCATGCAGGGCTCTTACTGGAAGGTGAGGGTCACTTCATCGTTGCCGGCGCTAGATGGGATTGCCACATAGGGCAGGTTCAACATCTGGATGCCGTCCTGGTCCGAGTAGCTCGGGTTGCCGATGTCAACGATGGGTGCCAGCAGCGTAACAATGTTACCGGCGGTCGTCCCGTGCTGGAACGTCACCAGGCCAGTGGTGTCGTTGTTGGCGATGGTGAAGTAGTCCTTGGCCGCGATGGTCGGGGCTTCAATCACGCACTCGCCAGAGGGGGCACGGTTGGTGATGGTCACCGACTTGTCGCAGCCCACCAGTTCCCGGTACAGCACCTCATTAGCCAGGTCGAAGCTCAGCGACTGCACGCAAGCGGAGTCGTAGCCGAGGATCGACACAGCCACGGTGTTGCCAGCCTTGAAGATGGCGGGGGTGGCCTGGTTGGCGTAGGTCACCGCAGGAGCGGCGGTGTCAGTCGGGGCGTTGTAGATCCCGGTCATGGTGAACGAGATCACGGGGATGGCCCCCACCTCCAGGCTGAGCTGAAAACTTCCACGACAGCCGGTGGCCTTGTGCAGCACACCGCTGTTGTTGAAGTAGATTGTGGCGCTCTCGAAGCTCTCGCTCACGGGCTTGTAGCCCACGTTGGCCGAGATGCTGTAACCGCTGGATGCCCCAGGGGTGAACGATGCCGTGGACTTCTGCACGGTCGCCACCTTGGAGGTGCCGTTGTAGTCCGTGATCACACCCTTGTGGCCGCTGCCGGTGCCGCTGGTGATCGAGATCACCATGCCGTTGTAGAAGTCGTCGGTGCTGCTAGCACCAGCGGCCAGCGTGATGCTGCCGGCAGAGCCACC